TTGCCCCTGATCAGAACTACACGTTTAGGGACGTTGCGGTTTTGCCGTTCGGTTCCTTCCCTAGCGCAGGTTTGACCCAATGAAGTTATCCGAATCCGTACAGACTGCTGCACTGGAACACGCCAAGGCTGAGTTCCCCAAAGAATCCTGCGGATTGGTGGCGGTGGTCAAGGGTCGTAAGCGGTATTTCCCCTGCCGCAACATGGCCGAAACGCCAGACGAACATTTCGTGCTGGACCCCGCCGACTACGTTGCCGCCGAAGACCAAGGCGAAATCGTGGCGGTGGTGCATAGCCACCCCAAGACCAATCCAGCTCCATCTCAAGCCGACCGCGTTGCCTGCGAAAAATCCGGCTTGCCGTGGCACATCGTCAATCCCCAGACCGAACAATGGGGCTATTGCGAGCCAGAAGGCTTTGAACTGCCCTACGTGGGGCGCGAGTTTGTGTTTGGCGTGGTGGACTGTTACACGCTCTGCAGGGACTGGTACAACCGCGAATTTGGGCTGAACCTCCGCGACTACGACCGCCGCGATGAGTTCTGGCTACGAGGTGAGAATTTATACCTAGACAACTTCGCCAATGAAGGCTTTTACCCAATCCCGCTGGATGAGCTGCAATACGGCGACGCCATCCTGATGCAACTGCAGTCGCCCTTGCCCAACCACGCCGCCATCTACCTAGGTGACCAACTGATCATCCACCACGTTCAGAAACGGCTCAGTAGTAGAGATGTGTTTGGGGGCTATTATCTGAAGAGCACCGCCCGAGTCCTGCGGCATGAAAGTCGTTAAGGTCTACGGCGCACTTCGTAAAAAGCTGGGGCAATGCCGCTTCCAGTTTGAGGCCGACACGCCAGCGCAGGCGCTCAAGGCACTTTGCATCAACTTCCCCGGCCTAGAAAAGTGGTTATTGGATAGCGAAAACGACGGTGTTGGTTATCGCGTAACCATTGGAAAAGAGAAAATAACAGCCGAAACTTCAATGGCTTTGGTGTTGCCTTGGAGCGAGCGCGAAGTTTTTAGCATCACTCCTGTAGTCGCTGGCGCTGGTGGTGGCACCGGACAGATTTTGGCTGGCGTCGGTTTGGTTGCATTTGCCATTTTGACCGCTGGTGCTGGCGCAGGTTTTCTTGGTCTTGGCGCCGGCTTAACAGGAACAGCTGCGACTGGACCGCTAGCCGCCGGATTTGCCATCCAAAGTGGTTTCGTGTTAGGTAGTGCCGCATCTATTGCGATTGGCACTATCGGCGCTGGCTTGCTTTTTACAGGTATTGCCCAAGCGATTTCACCGTCTCCAGTTAATTCAACTGCGTCCGTCAACACATACGAACGTGGGCGCGACGCCGCAAAGTTTGAATCCTTTACTTTTTCGGGCATCGTCAACACCGAAAAGCAAGGCTTGCCCGTGCCAATTATTTATGGCCGTTGCTTCGCCGGATCGTCTGTAATCTCTGTTGGTATTGACGTCGATCAACTGATATGACACGAATTGTTGGCTCTGGTGGTGGCGGTGGTGGCGGTTGCTTCCTAGGGCATACGCTCGTCGCGGTTCCCAGCGGCCAACGCCGCATTGATGAACTACAGCCAGACGATCTAGTTCTGAGCTTTGACCACACCGGCGAAGTCCACGAAGCCAAGATCCTCAAGGTTCACGAACACGAAGGCGAGCGCGTCATTCGTTACACGCTCTGGGGCGGACAGCATCTTGATGCCACCCCGAACCACTGGGTTCTAAACCAGTTCAATGCCTTCGTCGAAATTGACACGCTTGGCACTGACGACTGCCTCGTTGATGCCAACGGTCACCTCCGTCCCATCGTCGGCAAGACCGAATTCTGCATTGGTACGGTTTACAACCTGACCGTCGAAGGTCACCACACCTTCATTGCTAACGGTGTTCGCGTCCACAATGCCGGCCTCGGTCTTGGTATCGCTGGCGCTGGTGGAGGTGGCGGCGGCGGTGGCGGCAAAGGAGCTGGTGGTGGTGCTGCACAACGAACCCCAACAGAGGCAGACGATTCGCTGCAGTCGGTCCAATACGCCAATGTGCTGGACCTTCTTGGTGAAGGCGAAATCCAAGGCATTGAAAACAGCACCAAGGGCATTTATCTCGATAGCACGCCAATCGTTGATGCCAACGACAGCCCTAACTTCACGGGCTACACCGTTGTTACCCGCAATGGCACGCAGGATCAGGCGGTTATACCGGACATTATTGGCACTGAAAGTGAAAACATCGTCAACGTTGAAATCACCAAAGATTTTCCTGTAACTCGTTCGATTGCCAACAACAACATTGACCGAATCCGCGTCACCATTGTTGTCCCAAACCTTCAACAGTTTCAGACCAACGGCGACATCCTTGCGACCAGCGTTTCGCTAGAGATCAAAGTTCAATACAACGGCGGCGGCTTCAATACCGTTGTTACTGACACGATTGCCGGCAAAACCAGCAGCCGTTACCAGCGCGATTACATTTTTGAACTGACTGGCGCGTTCCCAGTTGACATCAAGGTCGTTCGCACCAGTGATGACGCCTCATCAGCTAGAACCCAAAACGAACTGTACTGGTACAGCTACACCGAAATTATTGATCAGCGATTCCGCTACCCAAACTCCGCACTTGCGTTTCTGCGCTTTGACTCGCGCCAGTTTAATAACATCCCAAGCCGCAAATATCTGGTTCGTGGCATCAAAGTTGCCGTCCCAAGCAACGCCACGGTTGACACCACTACGCATCCGGGTCGCATCACCTACGCCGGTGTCTGGGATGGAACTTTTGCCGCAGCAACATGGACGAACGATCCGGCTTGGTGCTTGTGGGATCTGCTGACCAACACCCGCTATGGCGCCAGTATTCCCACCAGCAACCTTGACCGCTACGACTTTTATTCGATTAGCCAATACTGCAACGAGTTGGTTGATAACGGCAAAGGCGGCTTGGAGCCTCGTTTCTCGTGCAACCTGCTAATCAATAGCCGCGACGAGGTTTACAACGTCATCCAAGAGATGACCAGCCTGTTCCGTGGCATTGCCTATTACGGTGCTGGCTCACTTGTGTTGCAACAGGACAAACCCGGCGATTCGCAATACCTGCTAGGACCAAGCAACGTTGTTGACGGCATTTTTGTTTACAGCGGCACATCCCAGAAAGCCCGCCATACCACTGCAACTGTTGCGTACCAAACCTACGAATCGCTTGGCGAAGTTCAATACGAATACGTTGAAGATGCAGACGCCGTTTCCAAATACGGCATCATCAACAAAGACATCAAGGCGCTTGGTTGCTATAGCCAAGGTCAAGCGCACCGTGCGGGTAAATGGGCGCTGTTGAGCGAACAAAACCTGACCGAAACCGTCACCTTCTCAGTTTCAATCGACAGCGGTATCATCCTGCGCCCTGGGATGGTAATTGACATTGCCGATCCGATGAAGGCTGGTACGCGCCGCAGTGGTCGCGTCAGTTCTGCCACCACAACCGCCATCACCGTTGACAGCAGCGCCAATCTCACCGTCAACCTGTCCAACAGCCCAACGGTTTCCGCGCTGATGCCAAACGGCTTGGTGGAAACCAAAACCATCAGTAGCATTTCTGGTACAACGATCAACGTCAGCAGCGCGTTTAGCGAAGCACCCAACGCCAATGCCATCTGGCTGATTCAAACCAGCGATGTTGAAGCACAGCAATTTCGCGTCCTCAATGTCGCTGAGGCTGAAGGCGGGATTTATGGCGTAACCGCATTGGCGTACAACGAATCCATTTACGCCTCCATTGAAAGCGACCTTGTAATTACTACCCCGACAATTTCAACGCTGACCCAAACTCCGGGCGCCGTATCCAGCATTAACGGTTACGAATACATTTACGCCGAAGGAAGTAGCGCCCTTGTCGGCTTCCAGCTTGATTGGATTCCGCCTGCTGGTGCAGTCAATAACTACGTCGTTCAATATCGGATGGACGATGACAACTGGCAGCGAATCAATACAACCGCTCCATCAACTGCTTTAACCAGACTGCGTGAAGGCAGGCTCTACGTTCAAATCCAAGTTGAAAACGCCTTAGGCAAGTCGGGTGCAATTTCAACGGCAACATTTGACTTGGTTGGCAAAACCGCTAACCCCGCCGATGTTCAAAACCTGCAACTTGAAGTCCTGAGCGACAACACAGCACGCCTTAGCTGGGAACCATCGTTTGAAATCGACGTTGTAAATGGTGGTGCGGTTTACGTTCGCCACTCTGCTCTAACTGACGGCTCTGCTAGCTGGAACGATTCGGTTGACCTTGTTCCTGCACTTCCCGGAAACGCAACTACCGCCACAATCCCGTTGGTGGATGGTGAAATCTTTGTTCGCTTTATTGATGATGGCGGACGCCTTAGCCCCAACGAAACCAGCATCATCATTGACCTGCCTGAAACGCAAGGCAAGTTAATCGTTCAAACTCGTCGTGAAGACCAAGACAGCCCGCCGTTCCAAGGCAGCCAAGTTGATGTTTTCTACGACGATGGCTACGACGCCTTAACGCTGGATGGCACTCAACTCCTTGACAGCGTCCCCGACGTTGATGCGCTGACTTCGTTCGACTTCATGGGCGACATTACGTCCACCGGCACCTACAGCTTCGCCAATGCACTCGATCTCGGCAGCACATTCTCACTGGATCTGACGCGCCATTTTGTTACCCGTGGTTTCCTGCCGAACGACACGTTAGATGGCCGCTCCGGTCTGGTTGATGACTGGTTGAACTGGGATGGCGCCGATGTGAACCGTGTCAACGCTGTCCTCAAGGTTCGCACCACTGACGACAACCCCAGCGGCACACCAACTTGGTCGGCCTATCAGGAGTTCATTAGCGGCACCTATAAGGCGCGGGCGTTCGAGTTCCAAGCCGAGTTGCAATCCAACGACGTGGCGCAGAACATCCTGATCGACGAGCTGGGCTACACCGCCACGTTGCAGCGACGCACCGAAAACAGCAATGGCACGATTGCCAGCGGAGCAGGCGCCAAGGCCATCACCTTCGACAAACCGTTTTTCGTTGGTACGGCCAGCCTCGGCGGCGTCAATACCTATTTGCCCAGCATCGGCATCACGGCTTTGAACATGGGAAGCGGCGAATTCTTTGAGGTCACCAGCATCAGCAGCACTGGCTTTACCGTCACCTTCAAAAACTCGGGTGGAACGGCGGTCAACCGTAATTTCAACTGGAGTGCGGTTGGCTATGGCCGAGGCGGCTAAAGTTGGACAAATACTGTCCTGGTAAGGACTCGGCATGGCACAACACGATTACGTGATCGCTAACGGCACTGGTGCTGCCGTCCGTTCCGATCTCAACAACGCACTGGCCGCAATCGTCAGCCAGAACAGCGGTGCGACAGAGCCAGCAACCATGTATGCCTACCAGTGGTGGGCTGATACCACCACCGGGCTGTTAAAGCTCCGTAATGCTGCGAACAACGCTTGGATCACGCTGAGAGAGCTGGATGGCACGCTGACCATTGAGGCGGGTACGGTCTCGGCCCCTGGCTTGGCGTTCGCGTCGGACCTGAATACGGGCATCTATAGCCCAAGCGCTGATCAGCTTGCAATCGCAACCAACGGCGTCGAGCGCGTCGAGTTTGGCACCAGCGAGGTGGTGTTTAACGATGGCGGCACCAACTACGACTTCCGCATCGAGGGCGACACAAACGCCAACTTGTTCTTCGTTGATGCCTCGGCAGACGCAGTTGGTCTGGGGACTTCTAGTCCTGGCTACCGATTAACCGTCGTAGACAACTCTTCCGGCGTCCAAGGACGCTTTGAGTCTTCAAGCACTTCCGGAACAACACTGGGATTTGTTAATACTGCAACCAATGGTCGAAACTATCGCATTGGCTCAAACTATGTAACCGGCAACGGCGAATTTGCCATTTACGACGATACTGCAGCGGCAAGCAGATTGTTTATTAACTCGTCAGGGTCGGTAGGGATTGGCACTACTAGCCCTCAGGAATTGTTTCACGTCAATACAGGCGCTTCCGGCGGTCAAGTATTGCGCATGAGCACCAATGGCACAGATATAGGATACTTGTATCAAAATACCGGCGGTGTTATTCTTGGCGCCTACTCAACCCGCTTCCTTGGTTTTGAAACCAACGGCTCCGAACGCGCCCGCATCGACAGTTCCGGCAGGCTCTTAGTTGGCACGTCTACTAACCAAGGATCGGCAAATTTACAAATTAAAGGCAGCGATAGTAGCTGCGGTATATTTTTACAGCGTGATGTTGATGCCAGTGCGTTGACTTCAGCGGGTAATTATCTTGCGTGGCTGCGTTTTGGTAATCAACAAGGTTTTGTCGGAGCCGAAATACTGGCAGAAACAGATGCCGCTTGGAATAGTGGTGGAGATACGACAGACAATCCGGGCAGGTTAGTGTTCTCCACTACCGCCGACGGAGCGAGCAGCCCGACGGAGCGGATGAGAATTACAAACCTTGGTGTTCCAAGATTCTTTTCAAGTGACAGCGGCTTAATCCAAGCCATATCTGCAGGATCTGCAACTAATGAAAATATTTTTGTTGGTAGTCACAGCGCTACTAGCAATACTACTGGTAGCAATTGTATTCTTAT